CAGTGATATCATTAGTCAAACCACTAGAGGTAAAGACTACAAAGACAGATTACCGAATGGTAATTATCTTGATAATACTGCAAGTCACTTTGTACTAACAGTCGGTGAGAATCCATCAACAGCTTTGATCTCTATGAAATCTACTCAACTTAAAGTTAGTAGAAAATGGAACTCAATGATGATGGGTCTAAAGATGCAGGGTAAAAATGGTTTATTTACTCCGCCAACTTACAGCCACATTTATAAACTATCTACTGTTCAGATGTCTAACGACAAAGGAACATGGTTTGGTTGGGATGTATCAAAAGTAGGACCAGTCACAGACAAAGGTATCTATGACATGGCAAAATCTTTTGCTGAATCTGTAGGTAAAGGTGAGATAGAAGCTAAACCTGAAGCTCAGGAACAAGCTAAAAAATCTTTGAATTTATAGAATCCTAGGTAGTGGGCGTCTAAGCGAGAGTGGAAACGCCCACTTTTTAATTTATGAATGATAAGATAAACAAAGCTCCGGTTACATATGAGGATTGGATAGATCTGGGACGGGTGATCATACCCTGCGATACAAAGCAGGCTGTGGTTGAAAAATGGTCCGACCCAGATTTTAAGATTACGAAAGAAGAATGGAGAATAGAACACATAAACAAACAGATAGGTCTTTGGTCTGGCACATCAGACTATAAAAAATTTGCATTACCAAAAGAATTAGAAAATTATTATAAAGATTATGGTCACGGCGCAACATTGTGCGAGATAAGACATGGCGCAAATAAATATACATTAGTTCCAGAAACAAAATATCATACAACAAATGAAGTTGTTGAATGGGTTAAGTATGATGGCATAGATGAATACCCAGGTAATATTAAAGTTGATCTTGGTAAGATAGCTCTTGCTGCAGCTTTGTGTATTACATACGCAGGCTCAGGACAAAGAGACGATTATTGCACGGCAATTGCAGGTGTATTACTTAAACATACTGAATGGAATACAGATGAAATAGATGACTACATTTACAAGATTGCAGTTGCAGCTAAAGATGAAGAAGCAGAAAAAAGAAAAAGTAAAGGCACATCACACAAAAAAGCAAATAGAAAATTTGGTATGCCTAAACTTGCAGAGATTATTGGTTGTTCTACAAAAACAATTGCAACAATGTTTAGTTGGATTGGAGTACAAGAAGCAACAAGTGAAGAAGCAAAACAATCTATTGGACAAATTATAGAGTATGGAAGCGACAGATATTTTGTAAAAATAAATGCAGTTGTACAAGGAGAACCAGTAGAAAAAACAATTACAGTCGATGGACCTACACTTAGAAATAAAAAATTATTTTATGATGCAGTAATTAGTAAAGCATCTGTTTGGATTCCAGAAATGAAACCTTCTGACTTTGAAGAGATTATGCGTAGAAAGTATGAAGCAAGAGAAAAATCAAAAGACTATGTTGAAGATGCAGAAGAAGACTTGAGATTTGTAAAACATTTTAGAAATTATATTTCAGAAGAGAAAGCATATACAAGTAAAAAAGAATTAGCATACTTTGGTATGCCTTATTACAATACACAGAAAAATATTTTAGAGTTTAACTTAGATAAGTTTGAAGATTATCTACACAGACAGAAGGTAAATTTACCTCGGGTAGACTTAGTTATTAAATGTCAAAGAATATTAAAAGCTAAAAAGAATCACGGTAAGTTTGGAACTAAGTCTTGTGTTTCATGGCGAATGTTAAACCAAGAAGTAGATAAAGATGATTTAATTATAGAAGGTGACTATCAGGAGATTACAGATGAAACAGCCTAGTTTTATGGTAGGTCCTCCAGGGACAGGAAAGACATCAAAGTTTATTACTCAAAAATATACAGAACTATTACTAAGATTTTCTCATGAAAAGATTATAGTTTTATCACATACAAAAGTTGCAGCAGAAGAAATAAGAGATGAGATATTAAAACTTCCAGAAGTAAAAGAAAAAGGTCTAACTAAAAAATCTTTAAAATATAAAATCTGTACAATACACGCATATTGTCAAAGTAAAGGATTGAAGAGAGATTTGTTTAGTTATCAAGACCATATAAACTTATGCAGAATGGAATCTAGATTTAAATTACAAAGAATAAGTGCAAGTGATTTTGATGGGGATAAACATAGATTTTATAAATATTTAAAAGATGCTTTTGGAAAAGATAAAACTTTAAAAGAACATTGGAAAAAATGTGATAAGCTTAGTTACAAACCTTACAGTTTAAATGTTATTGAAGAGCTGCAAGAGATATACGAAAAATATAAAAAAGATAATCATGTCTGTGATTACGATGACATGATAAGAGACTTCATAGAAAAAGCTAAAGAACCTGACATAGATGCTTTGATAGTAGACGAAGCACAAGACAGTAACGTACCACAAACAAAAGCGTTAGATAAGATGGCAACCAATACTAAAGAATACTGGTTTGTTGGGGACCCAGATCAAACAATATTTGAATTTGCAGGAGCTAATGCAAGAAAATTTTATGAATTATCAAAGGGAGCTAAAGAGTTGGAAGAAGGTTATCGATGTAGTCAAACTATAAATAGTTTATGTAAAGAAATTATAAAACCAATATGGAATCACTATGGCACACACAGGATTTGGAAACCAACAGATGTAATAGGTAATCATTATCATTTACCTAGTCTAAGACATAGATGTACTTCAATGGATTTATTGTTAGATAAAATAAATAATACTGACGAAACATTTTTGTTTACGTATCGTGGTAATCCATCAGATGGTTGGGTTAAAACTTTTTTTAAACAACATGGTATAGAGTATGCGCACATAGGAAACACGGCCCACGTACCAAAAAAAGAAATAAGATGTCATAAACTGTGGCCAGAGTTTGCAAGTGGTAAACCTATGCCACTAAAACAAATAAAAGATTTTTGGACATACATGGGTAGTAAAGTAATAGTGCATGGTAGAGGAGAAGAAACTTTTGATGAATGGGTAAACAAAGATTATACAATAGACTATTTAATATACCATAAATATTTAAAAGAGAACTCAACTTATCAAAGAGACTTTTCATTAATAAGAACTAAAACTGATCCAGATAGAATACTTTATATACAAAAGATATTACAAAAAGGCTTTAACTTAGAGGGTGATGTTAAAGTTAGATATGGAAACATACACACAGTAAAAGGTTTAACATTTGATAATGTAATTGTAGATCTGACAGCAACAAGAATAGAAGATTACTTTACACAATTAAGGTTAAAATATGTTGCATACAGTCGAGGTAAGTTTGACTGTTGGACAATATCATCACAACGAGCATACACATTAGGAGTTAGATAATGAAAAATAAAAACGTTTGGGACAAGCAGCACGGCGGGAGCCACTATCAAAAGTATAAGATTCAACCCAGTAAGTTTGTAGTAGAGAATGAATTGCTATATCCTGAAGGTTGTGCTATAAAATATATCATAAGGCATCGTGACAAGGGAAAGAAGCAAGACATACTGAAAGCGATACACTTTTTAGAAATGATTATGGAGAGAGATTATAATGTGTAATACACCAGAAGATTTAGATTTAAATGGTATAGATACAGTTGCAATCGACATAGAAACTTATGACCCTAATCTTAAAACAAAAGGTTTAGGTGCTATAAGAAACGATGGTTTCATATGTGGTATTGCAGTTACCACTGGTAAAGACACAGCATACTTTCCTATCAGACACTCTGATATTGATTTAGATCCTAACAGAACTCAAAAGATGTGGGACACACTTAATAAAAAAATATTTCAAAATGAAAAGATTACAAAAGTATTTCACAATGCAATGTACGATGTATGTTGGATTAGAGCCGTGACTGGTAAGATGATTAAAGGTAGAATTGTTGACACAATGATTGCAGCATCTGTAATTGATGAAAATAGATTTAAGTATTCACTCGACGCATTGTCAAAAGATTATCTTGGTGATTCTAAATATAAATATGATTTACAACAAAAAACATTAGAATGGTCTGGTGGTACAGTTAAAGACCCAATGACTAATATGCACAAGTTACCTGCATCCATTGTAAAAGATTATGCAAAGCAAGATGTTGACTTAACATATAAGTTGTGGAATTTATTTAATAAAAAAATTGATGAAGTATTATACATTAAAGAAGACGGAGAGCAAAAGACTTGTAGAAAAATATTTGAATTAGAAACAAAATTATTTCTTTGTTTAGTTGACATGAAATTTAAAGGCGTTAAAATTGATACCGCCCAAGCTATCCTGTTTGGTAGACATCTTAAAAAACGTAGAGATCAAATAATAAAAGCAATACAAAATAAAACTGGAATTAAAGTAGACATCTGGGCAGCTTCATCTATAAAAAATCTATTACAGCATCAAGGCATAACTGATTATAAAGTAACTCCTAAATCTAAAATGCCACAACTACCAAAAGATTATTTGAAAACACACGAGAATAAATGTTTACGTATGATTGCAAAAGCAAGAGAGTATGACAAAGCAGTTAATACATTCATTGAGGGTCTTCTAGGCTATGTGCATGAAGGCAGAATACATGCAGATATAAATCAAATTAGATCGGACGCAGGCGGTACAGTTACGGGAAGATTCTCAATGTCAAATCCTAATCTACAACAGATTCCATCAAAAGGTTATATTGGTGCTAAGATGAGAGAATTGTTTGTGCCAGAAGATGGACAAAAATGGGGCAGCTTTGACTACTCACAACAAGAGCCTCGTATTGTAGTTCACTATGCAATCAAAATAGGCCTACCAGGCACGGAGAACCTTCAAGAAGAATTTGACAAGGAAGATGCGGATTTCCATCAGATAGTCGCTGACATGGCTAATATCTCCAGGAAACAGGCAAAAACGATCAACCTAGGTCTTTTCTATGGTATGGGCAAAATAAAATTACAGAAAGAATTAGGATTGGATTCAACAGAAGCCAAGACTTTATTTAATGACTATCACAACCGAGTGCCTTTTGTTAGAGCTCTATCACAAGAGTTAATAGATTTTTCTAAAAAGAATAAATTATTATTTACACTGTACGATAGATTCTGCAGGTTTGATAAATGGGAAACAACAAATAAAGAATGGAACCCAGAAACAAATAGATTTAATCAAGTAACTTTGTACACAGAAGAACAAGCTAGAGAAGCATTTAAAGCAGAGATTTTAGATAAGTTTAAAGAGAAAAAAATAGATCCAAACTACATGGACTGGTTTGATAGATACTACACTCCG